ATGCGCCCTGATGCTTCTACGGTCTACAACATCACGTTTCGCGTGGCGCGCCAATGTATTGGGAGAGTCAGGAAACTCTTCGGCCCAAAACGCTTTAAAGAAGCGTTCGTGATGGGGAGAAGTGCGCCCTTCTATGGCGCTAATAATGAACAGTATGTCTTCGTTGACTTCATCTACGATCCGCTGCAGGGCTCCTTGCTCCTGATAGAGGCCCGCAGCGGTCAACGTGCGAACCCCCTGCAGCGCCGACATAAGTCTTGCGACTTTCAGGACAAGTGCTTGTTGGTGGCTCTGCTCCGTATAACGATAGTCGAATCCGACACGTGCGTTAACCAGCTTGCAGGACGGCTGAGGCACACACATCGAAAGAACTACAAACGTCTTTTCCAGCACGGTGAGCAAGGCATCAAACGCGGCGAAATTCAGACAATCTAGACGGCTTCTGGAGTCCACAACAAAGGTCTCTTCAGTGTCTGCTTTCACGCAATATAACTGACCAGCGCGCCGCAAACTGTCAATTACTCACTTTCCCGCCCCCCAAGGGTCGGGATTCCAGTTGCCATAGGTGGGCGGCGTGTAGGCCTTGGCGGTTTGCCGCTCGCGGTCTGGACTCGATTCAGAAGCGCCACCGACCACGCCAGTGGCAGGCGCCGCGGGTTGCTTGGCATCCACTGGCGTACTCGAAGGAGGCACCCTATCCCGGTCCTTGTTCAACGGCGCACGGAACGGGTTGTAGACACCGCCCTCAGCGAATGCCTCGCACATCGCGTGCGGCACCTCGGCATGCGTGCCTTGCTCGGTCAAGCAACGGCACTTACTGGCCCCGTGATCGTCTTCGAACTTGGCGCAGTACAGATCCGGCGTCCCTTGCGGTTTCTGATCGTCATACATCGGCGCACTCCACGGAATGCCGGCAACGCGCGGGACCTGCCGTTTCACCCACTCGTCAGGCGTGAGCACCTTATCCCTGCTGTCGGTCTTTTCCGCCTTGCTGCCGAGCAGCGAATTCGGACTGTTGCCGCCATCCTTCGCCGGCTGGACTTCCGCCGCCTGAGCCGTGCCGGCATGCGAAGCGCGCTTCACGTACCAATAGCCGCCGAACAGCGCGCACGGAATGAGCACCGCGATAATGATCGCCTTCTTGACAACCCCGGGCACCCGCTTTTCCACGGTGTGCATGACCGCCGAGGTGTAACTCTCCATCGCCTCTTTCGAATAAAAGTGACGTGTCTTTTCATCGACCGAGCGAACGGCAGATTTACACGTCGGATCGTCTTTGCACTCGGCCCATTCGTAGCGTTCCACCATGTTGGTGCCCCACTTACGCACCGTGTGGATATGCCGATCAATCAAGCCGCGCACATGCTTGTCGATCATGTTCGGCTTTTGGGTGATCCACACGAAATCGATAGCAAGGTGCCGGCTTTCGCTGAAATCGCGAATCCATGCAGGCGGCTCACCCGAGGTCCGCACCGGAACGAAGCGCTGCGCTTCATCGACGTAGATCGTTGACCCCGGAGGAAACGACTTCCAGTTCTTCAACTGGTCAAACGTGATGACCTCAGCCAGATCGGGCCGCAGGTCGGTGAAGTTGAGTGCGTACCGGGGCCGCGATGCGTCCGGATTTTTTGAGCACTCGATCAATTCCTCGACGACACCAATCGTCTTGCCTGCACCGCGCAGGCCGGTTCGCAATTCGAAGCGCATCGCGCATCCCCTTAAGGCTGGAGGCACTGGCCTCGCCTAAGAAAAGCTCCGCTTTCCTTAGCCAAGTCCAGGTAGATCACAGGCAGTCCCGACAACGGGACTCATTCGAGCAACACCCTAAAAGCGGGTTTGGCGGGGGAAGGTTTGTCCCTGCCCTTGTTCCCTTGCTATGCAGCCTGCAGGAGCAGGCTGTCCGGCCACTGCTGCTAATCCGACAGCAGAAGGGCGTATCCGTAGGGGTTTCACCCCTACACCCCTCTGCCCTATCCGTGCGCTCAACTAAGCGGGTGCGGCTGCTTTGTTCCGAACAAGGTTCGAGACACCAGACACGGCGTAACGCATCGCAATGGCGCTAAACACCATCGTCACGCACTGGTCTACGCCGATGAAGCCCATCACCTGAAGGAACTGCTGCCCGCCGCTAGACATATAGTTTCGAATCATCGTCAGGAAGGGTTGCGCCGTGAACTTGTAGGTCACGAAGCTAAATCCCAGCGATAGCAGGGCCGACACCACGATGCTGCCGATGCGCGTTTCGAGCACACCGAGCAGCCATGCAATGAGCTTGGGCACGGTTCGTTACCTCACTTGTAGGAGCGCAGGCCGGCGACAATTTCGCCGCACTTCCACGCGGTGAGCGCCAGGAGAAACCAGCGCAGGAATGGCCCGTAGTCACAGACCGGACTCATGTCCACATGAAACGACGTGTCCGAGAACGAGATATCCCGCGACTCGAAGGGGCATTGCGTACCAAACCCGAAACCCGACGTGTCTAGCTGCGACGTGTCCCCTACAGTCTGGTCAGGGCCATCAAGCTCGCCTACGACGTGCTGGCCACCATCCGGTGGCTGCGTACCGTCGCCACCAACCGCACACTTCGTTGACCACACACTCTGAGCCACACCACAAAGCACCTGATCGCCCGAGCAACCCGGAGGCGCATTGCAATCGCCGCCGCTATATGTGTTCGGGTCTTTGTTGGGCCAGTGATCCTCGACCCACTGGTAATAGTCACACGCCGCTGTTGCCCAGCCGCAGTAGGCCGGCAGATCGGTTTGCTTCGGCGTGCTCTGCTGCGTGCCGTAATTCGGATCGCTCGGCGTGGGCGTCAGTGTGGTCGGATCGACACCGTACTTCGGCGCAAGCTGCTGCTTGAGATCATCGATATCGTGCGCGATATCCGGGTTGATCACGACGTTGCCGGTCTGCGGATCGGTGAACAGCTGCGGCCACCAGTCCGGATGCTGGCTTGCAAGATCGGCCAACTGCTGATCCGTCACCGGCGCAGGGTCCGTCGTGACAGTCGGGTCCGTCATCGTCGGAGCGCCCGAGGCCCACCACATCACCGACTCAGTTGCCGTGGTGTTCTGCGTGAATCCCGCATGGTGATAAGTAAAGCTGATCGTACAACTCGAACCCGTACCCGAAGGCACACACAAATCACCGCTCACCAACGTATTACCGGAAAGCCCCATCTTGCTTTTCCAGTTCGCCTGAAGACCGACCACCGAACACGCGACCGCACCAAACGATTGCGTTGTAGAAAAATACGGCCCACCGCCACAGACAGCGCCCGGGATCGTCTGCCCTGGCTGCATAAGGTTGCCGGTCTGCGAATCCTTGTACCACTTATAAATCTGGTAAGCCGTCACCGCTGCGCCGATCCAGCCCGCATAGCGTGCTGCACCCATCAAGCCACCGCGAATAATGCCGCCAACCGTACCGCCCGACATGGTGACAGCACGCGTCATGTACGACGCCTCATTCGCCGCTGCGGCCACGCCAGCATCGTTCACCGCCGAGCCGCCAATCTGATACGTCACTTGCGTAGCAATGCCGCTGCCTGATGCGGCGCCCACTGGCTGCACCGCAATTGGTTGAATCGCCGGCATCGTTGCGGCATGCGCGGTACTGACGATGCCGAGCGCCACAAAGAGCGCTGCAATACCTGTCACGCGTCCGAGTCGGCCCTTGGGCAATGAGTGATCCATGCAGCACCTAAGATGGCGATCATTACGAAGTAACCGCCGTAGTCGAGAATTGACATAAACGTCTCCTTCCGCTGAATCGTCTGGACGTCCAAACGACTCAGAGGAAGGGGCGTAGCGCTCCGCCCCTGCCCGCTTAGCTGACCTTGTTCCAGGCCTTCTTCAGCACCTTCACGCCGGCCCACGCGGGACCCACGAGGTTCACGGCAACAACCACCGCCGCGATGGTCGCGAGCAACGTGCTCACGTCCATGGACGAGCCGCCCGTCTGGGCGAACGCGGCATTGCCAGCGATGGCACTACCGGCCAGCGCAGCGCCGACCGAGGTCTTGAGGCGAGCCGACAGCGCGGCCTTGATCTTTGCGAAGTTCATCGTCTTTCCCTCTTTGTTGGGTTTGGTTAGGTCAGTTGTCTCCACGACGCTGCCAAGGCCCAGACACCCCAGATAGCCAAGGCAATCGCCGTACCCGCCTCCACTGACAAGGGCGGAATCAGCATCGGCGCCTGCACGTACTGCACCTGTGTGCAGGCTCCGCTTGAATCGATGCTCGCGGCGTCGCACACGACGTAGACCAGTGGACCCGACATGGCGACGCCCTCCCTTTACGCCGCAGCCGGCTTCGGTTGGGGTTTGACCTGGGCGACCACCGGCACCAACACGGCGCGGCTCATGGTCAGACGGCCATTGCTGACCGCGAACGATTCCGGCGCGAGCGTGTACTCGCCCGGGGCGTATTCCTTGCCGGGGTCCACGGTGATCTGGAACGAGGTCGGCAGGCCGTCGATTTCGAGCAGGCACCACTGCTTCGAACGCTGACGCGTCACACCTTCCCACGTGGTTTCGACCTGTTCCGCAGCACGGTTGAGGACTTGGATTTTCATTGCATGGTCTCCTGTTGATCGATTCGATAGGCCCACACCTCGCCACCGGGGCCGACACAAACACGCCACGGCGATGCGAGGAACTCGCCGGTCTTTTTATTCATGTAACCGCCGACCACCTTGCGAATGTCGGCGCGGCCCGACAGGGCTTCGCGCACCCAAATCGGGGCCATCCAGTAGCGGACATGCCGGCGCCCTTCCGGGTCGAGGCCACCGTGTCCGTGCATGCGTGCGCCCTTCGGATACACCGCCGCTTCCGCTGCCGTCGTCTTGCTCGCGTACTTCGCGATGTAGGAAATCGGCGACTGCGCGGTCTTGATGTTCGTCATGCCGTGCGGCCACCAACCTGCGGTGTCGGCTTCCGGCAGAAACTTTCCCTTCGGCAACCACACCACGACGTGGTAATGCAGCGCGCCGCGCTTCTGTAGCTCGGCCACCCACACATAGCGGCACTTCACCTTGTTCTTTCGGCACCAGTGCCACAGCGCCTTGCGGAACTTCGAAAAGTGATCCGCACGCCACGCATCCGCATCGGCATACGTCAGCGTGATGAACTTCTTGTTCCACAAGCCCGCGTCGCGCTCTGTGTGCGCATCGAAGTGCAGCAGGCGAGCAACGTGCCCCACGGACGTGCGGAGGCGCTTCACGCGCTGCGCATCGCGGTTGATGAGCAGCCTCTCGCGAAGCGGCCGCTTTTTCGGGCTGGTTGCACCGTCGTTGACGGTTGTTGCATTAGAGACAAGCCCCAGCCCCGAGCGCGCGCGGAGCGCGCGCTCGGGGCCGTCGGCGGCGCCCTGAATCAGCCCTGCTTTTGCCCTGGCCATGTCCGCGAAAGGAGCATCCATCGCCGACTGCTGCGCAGCATGCACGCGGGCACGACGAACCGACCGCGCGACTTGCTTGGCGGTGTATTCGTCATGCAGCGGCTTAAGCGGCTTGGACTCGCCCATGTCGGGCACGAGAGGCCCAGCGGGCCGAAATGTCGGCACTTTGCCGAAGCCGGACCATGACGCGCGCCGCAGCACGCTTAGCTCACGGTCGAACCTGTCGATGGTGTTAGCCGTCAACATCGTCTGCTTCCATGTCAGCGGCGGTAGCGAGGTTGTCCGACAGCGATTCGCCCACCGCGTCGAACACAAACGCGAACATCGTTTGCCCGTTGTGTTCCGAGCGCTCGCGCAATTCGCGCAGCTGGTCAACGATGGCCTGCCCTTCGGCCAGCGTTACCGGCGCGGTGTTTTCAGTCCGCATAGTCGGTATCCGGGAAACTCAGGAGGAAGAGGTGGAGCCGCGCCATCAATTGCTCGCGGTCCGGGAGATTCGGCATGTCGGTAGGTGTGCCCTGCCCTGCCAACCACGCGTTGTGATAAACGGTCGCACGCCACGCACGCACCTGGGCGTGCAACTGCGGGGGAATGTCGCTCTGATCCTTCCGCCCCAAGATGTTGCAGGCAGTGCGAAGGCCGGCGAGCATCCCTTCCGCATAGACGGTGGCCGCATCGACGTGCACGACGGTTTCAGTCCGCGTGGTCATGTGACCTCCAAAGCGCAACTATCTGCGCGAACAACAACAGGGTCGCTGCGCCGCAAACCATGCCCGCCAAAAACGGCGGCAGCACGTTGCGCGAGAAAAGAAACCAAGCAACTGGCATGGGCATGTGCATTACGCCCACCGCTCACCGTGGACAGACACATCCCAACCTTTCTCTCGCATCACCTGCATGTAGGCCGCAGCCCTGACCCGAGTGTCAAAGAAGAACGTGACCGGACCGAACCATTGGCGCGGGTGGATGCAATCCACGTGGAATTGCCAGGGCTTTAGCGGGCCAATGAGATCAAGGAAGGTCCGACCGGCCCGGATGCGCCGCATGGGGCGCAGAGCTTCAACCAGTGACGCTAGAAGGTTCATCCGTGGCCCCTTTACGAATGGTCAAGACTATTGACCTCGGGGCGTAGTAAAGTGCCTTGACCATCCACAGGTCAAGGGTCCTGACCATGAATAGTTCCAATCGGTTGCTCGATATCTATATGCAGAAACTATCGCTGCGCACTCTAGCGGAGGCAGCGAACAAGCTCGGCGTCACACGCCCTGCGGTGAGCAATTGGAGGGCAGGAACCTCTCACCCCAACGCCGAAGCCATCGAAAGCATGTGCAAGGCTACGGGCGAGCCGCTATCGCGATGGCTTCCCCTGATCGAAGCAGAGCGATGCAGGACCGAAGGCGACCGCAAGGTTTGGCTTCGGCTGGCTCAAGCAGCTGCGGCGATCTTCACTGCGTTCCTGATCGTTCGCCACGGAGTTGACTCGCACGCCATCTCGGCGTTCGCGTTTGCACCTGTATACATTATGCGAAATTAA